ATCAATAGCATAGGGAGGGTCTATTTCAACTAAGCTCATGATACCTTCGGGGATAGCCTTTACACCTTTAAAGAAATCCTTTATAACAAAGGCATTACCAAGTTGAGCAAGTGATCCAGAAGGCTTGGCCTCTTCAATTTTCTTAGCTATCACTTGTTTAATAATAGTCTCATCAAGTTTCTTCAATACCTTTGACGCATCACTGGCTGTCTTGCATCTCTCAAAGAGTTCAGGGAAAGCCTCACGTGCTTCAGCCCGCTTGACAGACATGGAGACAGCACCCTTTGATATACCTCCCAACATCTCACCAGTGTTAGTCATGTCCCAGCCTTCTTGATTAGGTCCTGGTGCCTTCACCCCATGTATCTCCTGTTGCATCTGATGGATTTCAAGAGTGAGGCGGTCGAGTTCCCAGTACTCAAAATCTTTCCTATGGAAGTTCTCCGACTTCTCAATCACTTTGATTTCAAGTGGAGATAGTTTCCTTTTGTAGATCCTGACTGGAATCTTTTCTATGTTATTACGTTTTAAGATAGTGTAACGTCTCTCACCTGCCAGTAGTCTATACGTGCCATCTTTATTGTCAATCACTGCAAGTGGAGCTATTAACCCAGACTCTTTCATATTCCTCTCAAGTGAGTCCAGGTCTCCCATCTCTTCTCTGGCCCTGTCTTCTACTATAACCGAGCCCAAGGCAATCATGCCCACCTTTCCAACATCTATTGTCATTAGCTTCCTCCTGTTAAAAGTTTTAATAGTTCAGATGCCTGATCGACACTCACCTTAGGTGGTGCCTTACTTCTTGTACTTGCTTTTGTAGTCTTCTTAGGTTTTTTAACAGGGACTCGTCTGCTTAGACGTATCTGTCTAATGAGTTCAATGCCTTCTTCACGACTCATTTCTGTTAGGGATTTGTATCCCAAGCTGCTTAGATCCGCCACGCTCCATCCTCCTTAGTGAGTCTAAGATAGATACTAACACAAAGCACCTGCCACAGACTCTGGTTACAGTCATTTGTTTTCTCTTTGGTAAGAATACAGTTTGAGCATTTTCTTCTGGTACAGAAGTACCACACATTTGACACTTCATTTCTCTGCAGCCTCCTTTGCCTGTTTCATCCTTGGTATTATGTCTCTTGGTTTAGCCTTACCACTCATCAGGACCCCAATAGCTACGCCACCATATTCTTCGATCATGTCTAATACGTCATCTAAGATAGGTCCGAATATAGCTTTGCGTAATCCATAGGTGTTCAGTATCTTGTCAGCACGTTTCTTTTGAGCTTCAGTTATCTCGAACCCGAAGCGTGGTCTGTAGTCCTCAGCCATTATCATCTCCTCCAATTAGTCTTAGGCATTATGACTTCTTTGATTATCCTTCCTTTGTAAGGTGTAAGATTGTTTAATAATTGAACAATCTCATTTACGAAGTCTTCAGTAGGTTCGTATCCAAGATTGATTAATGACTCATTTGAAGGGTTATAATAATGGTGCTCAGCCTCAAGGCGTGGATTAGGTATAGGTTGAGCATCTATTGCCAAGCCAAGCTGTTCGCCTGCCTTAATGACTTGATCAGCTAACCAGTTGATGGTGCAGATTTTACCAAACTGATTGAAGGTCCTGTATTGACCTGCCTTAGGTGAATTGTTAATAGCTATGTTCAAACAAGCTACTGAATCCTTTAAAGGCAAGAACCCTCTGGTCTGCCCACCTTCACCATAAATAGTTAACGGCATATCTATTAAGGCTTGAACACAGAAGCGGTTGATCACTGTGCCAAAGCACTCATCATAGTCAAAGCGAGTTATCTCACTATCATGTTCAAAGTTGTTAAGTCCAAACACAACACCTTGCATTATGTCAGTAGAGCGTAGTCCCCAGTTACGGCATGCAAAGTCTATGTTATAGGTATCATGGACCTTACTTAAGTGATACCATGATCCAGGCTGGCGAGGGAATAGAAGGCCTGACATAGGACACTTACGCTTCAATCTAATTACTTTGTCCTCCTCTTGATGTAGCTCTTGGACTGAGTTTACCTTTAACCAAGTACATGGTTGGTTAGGTATTGTGCCCTCAGGTATGTCAATAGTTGGTGTGCCATACTCTCCCATCGTTCCAAGTTTGATCAAGTGAGCATTAGGACATTCTTCTTTCATAGCCCACAACAGATGCAATGTGCCTATTATGTTATCAGCTTGAGTCATGTGAGCATGGAATGGAGTCTTCATAGACCATGGAGCTGACGGCTGTTCAGCGAGGTGCACTATAGCCTCAGGAGCAAAGCCTGATAAGATAGACCTGATACGCATAGGATGATCATTTCCTAATGATAGTGTATCGAACTCTACTTTGTAGCCATAAGTTGCCCTAATCCAGTTGCGTCTGTGAACTGCAGATAAGATAGGTGTGAGTGAGTCACTGCCTTCGTCTTTAACCCTTTGCCTACGTGAATAGTTATCACCCATGAACACTTCGTGCCCTTGCTTCAACAAGTCAAGTGCAAGTGAGTGACCGATATAGCCATCTGAGCCGAGCACCATTATTCTCATAAGTTGAATCTCCTCAGTTTAACATCAGCGTGTTTAGCTATATTTATTGAGATTTCGTGATAGGGAGTTAGGTTATCTATAACTATTTCCTTCACTCCAGCATTTACCAATAGGTTCATACAATCTTTACAGGGCACGATACAGTTCATGTAAAGAGTTGAACCACTAACCGAAACACCAACTCGTGCAGCACTAACAATGCAGTTGGCTTCTGAATGTGTGGCAGGACAGTGGTCAAGGAACTTTCCACTTTCATAGCCTGCCATTAGCTTACGTGGACACTCTCTATGACAATGAGGGTAGCCACGAGCAGGGCCGTTGAAGCCTGTTGAAACTATTATACTTTCTTTAACAAGGATAGAGCCAATCTTTCTGGAATGGCAAGGTGATTTGGAAGCGACTGCTTCGCAAATAGAATGGTAGTACGTGTCCCATCTTTGTTGTTTAGCACCGAAGAAGTTTTCTCTCATTCTACACCTATGTCAATCAGCAGCGCATCGAGCAGAAGTGTATAGTTGCGAAGGTCGTTTAGTTTTTCCCTCCACTGTTTTAAATTGTACGAAGTGGGACTTTTTACCATAGATGCTAACGATGAGATGTGTTTAGAAGCCATGCCCCAGAGAGCTTCTGTAGGTGCTATATCATTGAGGGTGCCGACCTGTTTGAACTGACACAGACGATCACGTCCGTCTGAGTATTCCTTTTCCTTTTTGTTGAGTATCTGTTTGCTACGCAGGATAGCCTTTTCAACTTCAATCTGGAATTCTTCGTTAGTCATTGTAGTCTCCTATTGTAATCCTTGCCAGAGCGGTTAAGCCCTGGCAAAGATTGTTTAAAAATTAAACGACCTAACGACCAGCCACATACTTACTAACTGTGTTCTGATCTCCGTATTCATCAGACTTACGCACACCAAGGATGACCCAGCCTTCAAGGCCAAGCAGATCATCAGTCCAACTGAAGGGCCGTGAGTAGTCGAGCCCAAAAGCCTCAGCGAACTTCTGAAACTTATACAAAGCACGCTGTGCAGACTTTGGGTCGAGCTTGCTACGATCTGCCAGGTCCCAGAAGAAGTCATTAAACTCAATGACCATAGGATCATCTGGTACATCAAATACAGGTTGATACCACTGAGCACCGTTCTTGTCGGATACTCCCTCTCTCACGTTAATAATGCGAGCTCTTACCTCACTTCCACGAGCAAGGATCTTTGGCTCAGGTGCGTCTTTAATTTCGCCTTCCAAATCGCTGTAGTCAGTTAAACTCATAGTAATCATTCTCCTTTTGAATTCCCTATCAGGGTGTTTGTTTAGGAATCTAACCCACTTGTTAAACTCCAAGTTCTTGTACCACTTTAATTCTTTCTTTAACTGTTCGTAGTTTTCTCCTTTTTGGATAGCTTTGATTAAGTCCAAGGGAGCCATAGCCAATAGTTAATCACCTCCTTTCGTGTCTAACCTTGGTTTATCCCTCCAGTCAAGCCCTATCTTTTTCAACAGAGCTTTAATGTCTGGAGGCTCGACAGCACTTAGTTTGCCTTTAGCTTTAAGCCTCGAGCGTGCAACGTAAGTTCCAAGCGAGTCGATTAACATCTCACGTTGAGGCTCTCGTCCTTTCTGTTCCTTACCTACTATCACATAAATCTCATCGAATAAGAGAGGGATAGTAACTACAGCCTGCCCAGTTGTGTAGAACCTGTACTTAATATCTTCGTTAGCTATCCCTGTTTTAGGGTCTATT